CTCCTAGTTAAGTGCGTGGCCTATCAGGTAGACCTCTCCTGTAGGCATCGCTATTCTCTCTAGCTTCAGCCAAATCTTTTAGTCTTTGCATTTCTTGTGCAAACCTCTGCTCATATAGCTGCATCATGTCTGCTTCGCCCTTCATGTAAGTATACGCCTCGACAAGTGAGCCGTAAAGAAGGACGTTTGGAGCGTTAGTGCTCAACCAAGTTGTACCACTGTCGGCTCCTGCTGTTAAGCTGGTTGGGCGATAATAATAATGTAATTCAACATTGTAAGCCACATCAGGGGTAGGGCTAAGAATAAAATTGTTTACATCAAAGACACCGTAGTATTTAGGTGTACCGTTAGCATTAGTATCAATCGCGTACTGCTGAACAAAATTCACATCCTTGAAGTCAATAAAATTCTTGTAGTTAGCATCTGTTATCTGAAGGGAGAAAGATGCTAGATAGTCGCTAGGAAGAGTTAAAAACTCATCACCAATTGACAACTGAGCATTTGCATTTTTACGAAATAGTTCAAGATCTACGAGTGTGAATACACGATCTTCTGCACTTCGTATGAACACAGGAAGATTTGTCACGAAAGTTGTTTCCGTGTTTTCTGTAAAATCCTGGATAGCTGTTTTTAGCTCTGCGTATGTAAAAGACATTTTATGTTCACTATACTATTGTTATGTTTCCAACCATGCCACTATGAGTGGTGCATTGATATACTAAAGACGTATCACTAGGCTCATGCGGAACAATAAATTGAGTTAGCCCTTGAGTGCTATTAAAGTTATCTGTAACACCCGTTGTAAAAGCTGACCCACCAGAGGACGTTCTTATCTGTAAGGGGTGACCACTAACATATGACGAGTTATCTATCAGGTAAGTGTGTCCTTTGTAAAAAGTAAAATTAGGATTGTTTCCAGCGGTAGCTCCCGGTCCTGAAAATTGATAAGCAGATCCTGTCGCCGCAGTCGTTGTGTATTTAGTTACTGGGCCACTAGTTTCATCGTTCAATCTAAGCCAGTTGCCACCATGAGCAAAGTAAAGACCACCTGTTGCGTGAACGTGTGCTACAGCTCCATGATATGTTGATGCACTAGGTAAATCGCTAAGAGCAGCATAGTAAAACACTATTTTATTAGCGCCGGAGCTAACGTCCAAAAGACCGTTTGCATCTATGATGTCTGTTAAGACATTGGAACTATTGCCTAACGCTGCATAAATCTCATCGAAGTTATCGTTTATCTTGTCTGCACCAACACGAAGACTGTCTCCAGTGCCATCATTCGCCGTTGTTCCGATTCCTACTGCCTGCTTTGCCATTTAACCCTCGTCGAAAGTCTTATTTGTTGAATCAAGTGTAACACTTGTTGCATCAAAGGTCGATGCGCTTGAAGTTGCTACGCCTGCCTCAACGGTTCCGTTTCCGCCACCGCCTCTTATGTTACCCGTTGTTGCTGTCTCAGCACTAATTGTAATTGTATAAGAATCACTATCTACAACCACAATTGAGTGTCCTGCGGTTTGTCGTAAAGTAGTGGATGTAAACCCGTCAAAGGACTCCACTTTTCTAAATACAACAACGCTTGAAGTGGTTCGACCGTGAGAAGGCTCAAATACGGTAATCACAGAAGAACCAGAAGAACCAGACTGAAAAGGATTATTGATTAAAAGTGTTTGACCCTGTGTTTCAGTCCTCTGATCGGGTCTTGGGTCAAACAGAGCTTGTGGATCTGCCCCAGTCTTTTGAGGTCTTAACTGAGGATGCTTCTCTTCGTATTCATCAGGACCAACTTTTAATCCATTCCACTCAGTTATCATTTCTGACAGACGATATCTGAAACCAGATCTGTCTGAATAGCCCCAAGCTTTTTTACCTGAAGCGTATCTAGGCATTAGTTTATCCTCAAGTACTGAATATTAGGTTGAAGCTTGAGAGATACTCTATCTTCATCCTCATCAGCAGCACGTTGGAACTCCTCTTCATAAATAGATTTTAGAAGCTGTACACGTTCCGGTGCTCTTTTGACAGACAGGTAGTAAGCAAGTCCGGCGACCATACATGGAAAGAACCTGAAAGGCGCATCTGCCGTATTGACTAGATTGTCTACATCTTCGATGCGCTTAACGTAATAGAACACTAAGGTATCTGTGGAGTTCTCTGGTGTAGCCCATAGAGTTATTTGAGGAGTTTTCTGACGATCAAAAAAATACTGACTAGGACGACCTTGAGTCGTCTTATTTGGTATATTTAAATATTCAGCGCGGGACATACGAGTCAATTCCGTATCCACTCCACTTCGTCTCAATACAACTTCTAAAAGATCCGTAAAGTTAAGGTTGAGAGTATAAGTAGCAGTGCCTTGCGTCAGTGCTTGTGTGCTTTGTTTAACCGTCCATAGATTGAGGCCGCGATTGGCCCAATCAGCAAACATCAAGTTCATAGATCGACGTGCTGTTTTAGCATCATAAGCAGTGCGAAGTTCTAGTCCGCACCGCTCATATGCTTCTTCGATTATCTCAGCTACATCAAGCTCGAAGTCTGTAGATCCCGAAGTTGCCATTTACTTTCTAACTGCCTTACCGCTTTTAGCCATCATCATCTTCTTTTTCATGGCTCCGCCGCCGCGCATTTTCTTCATTGGAGCTTTCATAGCACCGCCGCCGCGCATACGCTTTTTCATAACTCCGCCGCCACGCATACGCTTCATAGCTTGTTTTTTAGCACCTGGCATCTTCTCGTCTCCTTCTTCTAGTTAAGATAAGATTAAGATAGTCTTCTTTACTGTAACTTTCATAATATCCAGTCTTCTCAAGTATCTTACTAGCATCATCAAGCTCTGACAATCGTTGTATGAAAACCATGGTAAAATCAGTTTGAAAGGATAAAAGCCATAAATCTACTTTGTTATGAGCAAACCACTCATTCATAGCGACACAAGCGCTTTCAACCTCTTCGTATGTTTGACTTGGTTCCTCTTCTAAACAGATAACAACTGAGTAATCCGAACTAAACGAGTCACATTCTACCGCTACTTTGCTCCACAGATCTTGTCTGCCATCACATTCGACGATCTTTAGTCTTCCATCTTTCAGCGCCTTTTTTGCAAAAGGACAAGGAGCATACCCTACGTTAGGGTCTATCACACTCAAATCATTGTGAACCCACTCCTCTATGAGTTCACGCATACTAGGCCCGTCTGGTCTTTTTGTTTCTCTTTGGCATTTTCAGTGCACCAGCCATCTCTTTGCGTGGGCAAACAAACTTACCGTTTTTGGCTTTGATAGTGCCGCCTTTTTTCTTAAAGCCCATTTTGTTACGAACGGCTGTAGGAAGCATTGAAAGCCCTTTGCCTTTATTTCCTGCCGGAATGTCTTTCATTTCTTTTTTCTCCTTACTGCTTTTACACGCCTTGGCTTGCCTGCTGGCTGACCCAATCTTTTCTTCTGAGCTATCCTACTACGCTTCTCAGCGGCTGTCATTTCGCTCCCTGTTTTGGGAGTCTTAGAACTGATGCGTTTGGAGGGGCGGCAATATGGAGTACCCCGTTTTTCACCCTTGCGACGGCCACACGGTTTACCCGTTCTCTGGTCCGTCCACTTCTCCTTGAACCACCTTTTGAGCGCCAGCCCACTTTTTGTTTTCCTTACCGCCATTTACAAACCCATCGCCCTTGCCACAGAAATCATAAGAATAACAAACAAACCAACAGCAACAACTATAACAATAAAAATTAAAGCTGCGGCTTTTATATTTTCTTCTAACTCCTTTTGCCTCTTTGCCGCCTCTTTTCTTGCAATGGCTGCGGCTTCTTTTGCCTGTTGTATACGCTTTGCTCTCTCTGCCACTATAGAAGCCCAAGTTCCGTGCCCGAATCTCATGTCCACCATAGAGGCTATTTCTTGCATTTGCTCCTTCGCCAGCTTCGCATCTATGATCTCTTGCGCTACTGACTTTATACCAAACTGATCTCCTACTCCTACACCGGACTTTTTGTTCCGTCTCTGCTGTACCTGTTTTTCACCCTCAAACAGGTTGTCTATATGTCCGGCTATTTCGCCAACATCTTGCGCCGTGTTAATGACACTTTTGATACCATCAACAGCCGACTTGAATAAAGCTATACCAGCCAAAGCTGTTGATACGGGTTCCATTTTTTCCTACGCGTATTTAGTTGCTTTTCTCTTGTTACTCAAGACAGCACCGCACCCTCTAGCAACATTAGGATTGCTAGATGGCCGCTTTGCCTTAGTAACTGCGGCTCCTCCATTTTTCATGCTCAAGACTCCACCCGAAGCCTTCCCCTTTTTCTTTTTCTTTTTGCCCCCAGTGCCATAGTTAGCGGCACCTACCTTTCGGCATTTTGCAATTGCGCCCGAGGCATAGGCGCTTGGAAAAACTCTATAACGAGCTTTCACTTTATGATAACAAGCGTCTTTAGGCATTTGCTTTTCTCCGCTTCTTTCTTCCAGCGCAGTGCGCTCTTTCACTGAATCCTCTGGGCCTTTTACAGTTTATTGAACGCTTTCGCTTTGAACTCCATTTCTTCTTTTGAGGGGGCTTGGATATCTGTTTGCTCATTGAGCCTCGCGAGATTGCCATCGTATGTCCTTCCCGTAAACTCTTCCCACATTGGTCTTATCATGGTGTGAAGCTCATCGATCTTATGACTATTTGCATCAACTTTAACTGCAACGACGGCCACATTCTTATCGACCTCAATAAGTGTAGATGAGATCCAAGTTAAACCACCAACACACGCTCCTACAAACGCAACAAATATGGTCCCTGCTATGAACTGAGCGTTTAGCATTTCCATCTCCGTCTTGCTTGTCTGAGCCTGCTATTAGGATTTTTAGCTGCTTTTGGAAACTTTCTCATTTGTCCGGCACTTCTTGCACAAAAAGACTTACGTCTTTTCGCGTCCTTACTGCCTTTCTTGACTTTACCTGTAACAGCCGTTTTTAACTTGCTGCCGGGATTGGCACGACGATATGCCTTTACCCCAGCTTCAGTCATCCCCGCCCCAGCTTTTGTGGGACGGAAATTCTTCTTGTTACGCTTTGGCATTTTGGATGGCCTTCTAGCCATCAGCCAAAGAACCCTGTGAGCGAGTCAATGTTTGTAAGCGTTACATGACACTCATCATCAAAAATCATACCGTGATCGGGTATGGTGATTTGATTGTCATCAGAGGTGTGAAATACCATCGACAACAGTGTTGCTCCGCCACTACCATTTTTAAAGACAACCGCAGGAGATCCACTTCCAGCCGTCTTCACATAGAAAGCTTTTAGTCTAGCCCTGCCACCCAGTAATGTCCCTGTAGACGTAACTGTTTTTGCCGTAATAGAAGCAGCCATATTGACCTCCTATTAAGCTGTTGGTGAGTCGGATGAAATACCAAAGAATTTCAAAGACAATTGACCACCAGCACCTGCTGAACCTGAAATAGTCACTTCAACCTCATCAGCAGTCGCTTCTGCTACTTGACCAGCAGCAAACCCAGACATGCCAAGCACACCATTACAGCCAAAGAAACCTTTGAACCCAGCCGCGTTAATGGCTGTTGTAGGTAGTCCATCAACAAATCCATCTGGATCTGTGTCTGTGCCAATATCAACAAGGTTTACGTTATTGGCAGCGGCTGTCACAACTGTAACCGCCACACCCATAGGGATGAAGTTTGAAGGAATACCGATAGAAGCTTCTTTGTGACTTGTTCCTGAAGCGGCAATGTCAATGGTTGCTGTATAAGTTGACAAAGTCATCTCATTAGTCAGCGCACCTGTTGTGCTGTTTTTAATGATATTCTTAAATCCGTTTTCTGAACGGACGGGACCGTTAAAAGTGGTATTAGCCATGTAGATCTCCTGTCTTGGCTAGTGTCAAACTCCCAGCGAGTTTGTCAGGATAAACACAGCATACACCAAAAAAAGAGAGGCTGCAATTAGAACAGCCCCTCTCTGAGTCTAGGGAGGTATCTCTTCATGCGTAAGAGATTATTTACGGTAACAGAAAAAAGGACGACTGAATAGCCGTCCTTTGATCATCTGTTTTACAAGACTTACGCGCCTGGTGAACCAAACACACAGCGTGGATCGGAGAAGCCAAAGCTGTAGCGCTCACGAGCCTTGTAACGCATGTTACCAGTGTCGAAGTCTGGATCCATGTTAGTTGCAAGAGCAGCACGTTCAAAGTGCTTGAACCCGTTTGGAGCATCAGTCTTGATGAAGAATGCATCTGTGTCTGTCAAGAAGTCGTTGACCACATAGCCATCAGGCAACATGCCCATTGACTTGAGTGCATTCACATCATTGTCGGCTGTACCAACCCGTAGGTTTGACACAATCAAACGCTCTGCAATGAATTGCAGTTGACGTGGAATGATTAGCTTCATGCCACGAAGAGCGATGATCAGGCCGCGCTCGTCAACGAAACCAGCGATGCTAATCAGAGCGTCTTCCAAAGAAGTCTCATTCAAGTCAGCAGCAGTGGAAGGCTCGTTAGCAAAAGTACCACCAGATGTCAGCGGGTGTGAAGCATCACAAAGAGCAACACCGTCACCACCAGCATTTGCGCCAGCAGAGAATGCATTGTTCAGAATTGATGCAGCTTTAACCTGCTTAGTGTGTGCCATAGAACGTGCAAGTGCACGAGTATAGCGAGAAGCCAGACGATCATAAAGATTGTCCTCAACAGCTTCTTCAGTGATTGAGAAGGCCATAGCCACTGTCTCGTGGTTGTAACGAGCAGTGAAAGCTTCGTTCGCATTGTCAAATGAGACACCCGCTCCTTCTGCTTTTGTTGGTGCCGCTCCAAAACCTGACAGCATCACTTCTTCTTCGAACGCCCGATCTGATGCTTCGGTGTCGAAGATCTCAGCATGCTGACCTTCGTAGCGGTCGTATTCCATACCAAAGAGAGCGTTTAGACCCGGCTCTAATTCTTTGGCGAGTTGTGCTCTAGAAATAGCCATTATCTATACTCCCTTATACGCCTGTCGTAGAAACAGTGCCCTGTGCAATGCTGCCCGTAGGAGCATTGAAGTGGTTGTTTATACGAACGATTAATGGGATACCAGCAGCACTAAAGTCTGAGTTTTCTGCATCATCAAGGATGCCCATGATACGCAGAGCGTGTGTGTTGGTGGTAGCGACTGTGTTCAGATCCGCAGTAGCAGAAGAAATACCTGTTGTGGTAGATCCACTATTACCATTAGCAAGCTGAATGTTTGCAAACACAGCGGTACGAAGTTCTGCTTCAGTGTCGTTAGAACCCTGTACGTTAGATGTTGCAATTGTAAACAGCATTGAAGGATCGTCATAAAGAAAAGCTTTGACGGGGAAGTTAGAATCCGCGCCAGAGCCAGGCCAGAAATTAGAGAAAACCGTTTCTCCAGTGGTTGAACTGACGTACTCACATCCGTTAAACACACCCACGATTGAAACCGTGCCGCCTGCGGCAGCTTGTAGGTCATCAATTACTCCAGCAGCAAGCGGTATTACAGGCATGCCTTGGAAGATCGGGTTAGAGTTGTTAGACGCAATGCGATACTCAGTTGTACCAATGGAGGTTGGGGCTGACCCAAGCATGCCATACGGCCGTAAGCCGAAGGCTCCATTTGCATTTGCCATTTTGCATTACCTCGCAGTTATGGGGGCTAATCTTTTCCCCCGAATGATACACGACTTTGCCTATCCGAATGAATAGGCATTGAGGGATGTTGTTCCCTCATTAGATTGTCATCGACGGCTCTCATTTGATTGCGGGTCTGCTCCCGATAATATTCAGTTCTCTCTTCAACCGTTTCTTCTGGAATTCGTGCAAGCATTAAACCGCCTACACCGATGACTCCAGCATGCTTACCTTCATCAATTGTTGGAAACTGATCAGCCAGTTCTGGATATTCATCCGCACGAACTGGTTCCCAACCCTCCCGAAGCCTCGATGCTACGTTAGTGCGATCATCTTCACCGCGTATTGAAGTGCGGATCCAACGATGCTGGTAGCCTGCTGGTGCTTCAGGTGCTGCCAACTTTGATGGCGGTGTCCACGGCTTGCGCCGTGTGGTTTTTGCGCGACTGTTTGATTCGCGGGTAGTTCTATCAGTCATAATCTAGTCCTTTACATACTTTGCATATTCTTCAAGCGGAACATTCAAGCGTTTCGCAATAGCAATCTGCGAAGGCGTAAGTTTGACTGTTCTGCGCCCCTTTTTTGTAGCCGACTTAGAAGCCGTGGACTCAGCAGAAGCGACTCTGGGTCCCGTGTTACGTCCTGCTTCCTTAAACTTCTGCGGAAACTCAGTGCGAACACGTCTATCTAGTTCACTATAGTACTCATCTGACGTCGGGTCAAACCCTTCCTCTTCGATAAGTTGACGATGTATACCAAAAGCTGCGTATGTCATCGTCTGATCAGAGCCAAACCACTCATTCCTTGTAGCCCATTCCTCGGCTTTTGGATCCGGTTTAGCTGGTGCCTGTTGTGGCGCAGCTTGTTGTGGTGCCTCTTCTATTTGCTGTGCTTTTTGCTCACTTTTTTGTTTAGCCTGTTCGTATTTAGATTGCTCTATGGCTAAACGGCTAATATTCTTTTGCGCCTCAAACATAGCATCGGCATCACCTTCGTCGTATGCCTTCTTGTATGCTTCTTTTGCAGCTTCAACCTGAGACTCAACACGGTTTCCAAACTCACCAACATAAGATTGATCAAGTTTATCAAGTCGCGATTTTAATTCTTCGTTCTGTTTTTTTACAGATTCCGCGTATTCAACTGCTGCCTGTCTCTGCCGCTCTTCCTCGCGATATTTCCCTGTGAGTGTGCGAATGCGCCTTTGAACAGATTCAGAATATGCTTCAAGTTCATCCTCTTTTTCCTCATCTTTCGCATCTGCATCTTCTCCTGTCGTAGCTGCTTCAGCTTTGACCTCAGTTTCTACTTCCTGAGTTTGATCTTCTTTAGACTCTTCAGCTTCGGCCTCAACAACTTCGATTTCTTCTTTTTCTGCTAAATCAGGCATACTATACTCCGTATGTTTTTATATCATCTGGATCGATGATGGTTGCAATGACCTCATCGTCATTGATAATACGAACCTCACCACCTTCAATGTTGAAGCGAGATCCAGCGTAGCGACCGATACACACCCAATCACCCTCTTTACACCATGGCATACTGTTATCGCCAAACTTGTTAGGGTCTTGATATGCAAGAGGACCGACCTTTACGACATAAGCTACGGTTGTCGCACGGGCTTCTTTTTCACGAGCGGCATCTGGTATATACACGCCGCCATCTGTTTTTTCTTTACCCATATAGGGCATAACAAGAATGCGCCAACCTGTTGGCTGTGGCACTCGTTCTTTTATGGATTTAGATTTTGCAGCTTCTTCGGCTTCTTTTTTGGCACGTTGCTGCTCGAGAATGTAGTCAGGTACTATCAAAGTCTTCGTCATAGTTAGCTCTTTTTAGCAGGGTTTGAAGTTCGTCAAGTGCATAAGTGAGTCCCTGTATCTCACCTACCCTTGCTTTGTAATCCTCCCAGTTAGAAGCACTACCACTAGTGATTGATAAACTAATCTCATCCACTCTGGTTCTCAAGGATTTTTGATACTTTGAGATGAAAGAAATTACGTCCATCTAAAATTATACCTGTGTATTTGACATGCCAAATGGCCCTGTCATCAATCCTGTGCCTTTACCGACACCAGCGTACTCACCAATTAATCCTTGAATACCCGGCTGTGTGGGTTGATTAAAATTCATGTACGGAAACAGCTTTTGTCTTATCTCATCAGCTTTCATGCCATCGTAAGCTACATATTCAGAGCCGACTAAATCTTCAATTGGATTAAATGCAGGTCCTGTCGCCTGTTGTATTTCACCTACAGTAGGAGTAATAGGTCCGTCCCCTTCAGGGCCGGGTCCTACAGGTCCTACTGAATTTGGATCTCCATAGGCCTTACCTACACGAGCAGCCAGTCCCATTAATCCAAACGCTGGATTAGCTGTCATAAGACCCAAAATCCCTAATGCATTAGAGACCGGGTTGTCTGTGATAGCATCCATGATATTATCAAAGAAGCCTTTTTCTTGCCCAAGATCCCCTACACCAATATCCACTGAATCATTAGGTGATGAAGGGGTGCTTGCAACACCAACAGATTGCCCTGACTGTCCGGCAGACCCAGCAGGTCCGCCGCCGCCGGGGTCAGCACCGACTCCTGTTGCTCCGTCTACTCCGGGATCTCCTACAGCCATTACTTAATCTTCGCCTCTCTTGGGCTACCTGTATACGCTTTACCCATGCCACGAACTTCAAGCATGGTTTCTTCTATTATACTTGAGCCGCCGTCTTTACGTCGCCGTCCCTCGTTTATAAGCTCTTTTGCCTGTTTAGTCGATACACCAATATCTTTTGCAAATTGTGCTGCTCTAGGCTTTGCCATTATTTCTTACTCATCCAAGCAGTTGTACCCATATATGCGCCAACAATACCAGCGCCACTCAAGAAGATAAGGTCTGTGACGGCCCCTAATCCATTCAGCTTCTCTGCCGAACACCATGGAGACGCTAAAAAAGCCGCATAGCAACCCATGAATATCAGAGTATACCTTGCCATACGCAACTGCGCTAGATTTTTTCTAAGCTCAGTCTCGGTCTTCTTGATATCCTTGGCGTGTTCAAGTTCCTCGTCGGTAACTACCCCGTCGCCATCCATATCGTATTGGTTGTAATCGCTGTCTTTCTCTAGGGTTTTTTGCATCACTTCTTCCCAAAAAACTTAGTTGCGGCTCTCGTTCCAAAACTAGCTGCCACAATAGTTCCCAAAGTATACTGATAGTAATCCGGCATGGACTCAAGAGCGGCAAAACCATTCGTGACTATCTCCCTGCCCCAGTCACCACAGAAGCTCAAAATGAGCGGAATCGAGAACAAAATTGTTAACCACTCGTCTTTCCAGCTATGTGCAGAAGCATCAGCCATTTTGAGATCCCAGTCAATCTCTCCAGTAGCTTTCTTCTCCATGATGGTCGCTTCGGCCTTGGCCTTGGCAACCTTCGCACCCGCTACAGCTTTCTTCTCTTCGACTTTGCCCTCGAGCCATGTGCCAGCTAAGTTAGCTATCGGTCCTAGAAACTGTATCATTCTAAAATCTCCAGTATTTCACCATCCGAAAGTTTAACCTTCAGTTCTTTACATGACCACTTTTTTTCAAAATTTGTGGTGTGACCGACGTTACGTTTAATCTTTCGTCTTACCGATAAACATTCAGAAAGATTCTTGTATGGTGTGTATTCCATACGCTCTTCTCCGATCATTAATAACAAAACGAAAGTGACTTCAATCATGGTTCATCAACTTTTCAATGTTATCTTCAATCTTAGTCAAGCGCTTTTCATAGAACTCAAGCACCAGCTTTTGCTGCTGATCGTGTGGTGCGTTTCCGCTTTCTATACTATCTGCCAGTTTTTCAAGCTCACCCGCTAAGTGTTCAATCATCATGAACTGCTCAGAATCTGCTGGCAAACTGCCCATCTCACCACGAGGCCACTTGATTCTAAACTCTGTATTCATAGCCAGATCTGTTTCCATTAGAATCAGCTTGTTTTCGATAGTGTTAAGACGTTCAATAACTCCAAAATATGCCCATGTTCCAACAGTTGCCGCGCCTACCAGTGCAATCAAATTCCGAATTGGCATTGCCAGTTCAGTGTTTTCATTCAACTTAGGCATTACCTAGACAGAACTCCTTTGGGCATTGCCTTGCAACTCCATCCCACAGCTTCATACCCCCGCATGTGAATATGCACACGCTCCGCCAAAACCAGTGCATGAGCTTTGCAAGCTCTCTCAGTATCTTGCCATTTTTGTGCTTCTAAAAAGGTGCATTGTTCGCGCTGAACTGCACTTGTGCCAATCAAACACGCAATGACAATAGCCTGATACATCTATCTCTCACGTTTTAAATTAGCCTGCGTGTTGATGCGATAGATGTTAACGTCATTTCTGTCGTTAGCGATGTTCTGCTGCAATCCCATACGCTGCTGTGCCAACTGCATGGCCTGTGTCAGCTTGGCCTGATCAATCTGGAAGTCCATCTGATCGTTCTGCATCTTGCGCTGGATCTCCATCTGATCGTTCTGCAACTCCTGCTGACGAATAGCTACAAGCGGATCAGGCTGTTGTTGCGGCATCATCTCAGGCATGATTTGCTCCATGATGTTTATCACTTGTTGAGCAATAGCTGCATCAACCATCTCATTGGCAATCTGTGCAGGTGGCTCTCCTCTCATCACAGCTTCTTCGTTCAACTTCTCAAAGAACATCTTAACCTGATCTCGTGCCAAGGCAGCAACGTGATCCTGTATGTGAGAGTGCAGCATTATGAAACCCTGTGGATTCAACTGTGATGCCGGGTTCTTCAATGCCATAACGTGAGCCTTTAGATGCGCTTCATGATCCTGCTGCGGAAACGCCTGCAACGGCATACCCTTTAATGCATTGCCATTCTCTGTCGCCGGATCTATAGGCTGTGGAGGCTGTGGTGCTGGCAAGATATCGTCAATGTTCTTCACATCCAACGCATCATACATACGACGATAAGCTTCATACAGATTGTGCATCTGCGGTGCAGCTTGTGCTAGTTGTAACTGCGTCTGTGCCAAAGACATACGCTGCGCCATCGAAAAAATGTTTGGATCAGAGATCGGCAAGATATCAATCCGACCGTCAAAGTCCTGCGCCATGATCTCAGCAGGTATGTTCTTGCCCACAAAGTATGGATAGGGCACAGGGTTCTCAGCAAAGATCTCCGCTAACATGCGGAACTCATTCTTCTGTGCATAGTGCAGACGTTTATGAATACTCGATATAATCTTTGAGCCTTGCTCAATCAGGGCCACTGTCGTTCCCACGGGAGCCTGTGAGTTGACGTCTGAGATTTTTGCGTCCGCAACCTGTGCAAATCTTCTACCCGAATCAACGACCACCCCAAGGAGTTGAGCAAGCGTTCCAGAAGGTTCCTTGTACGGTAAGGGAATAATAGAGTTCCTAAGATCACCGCCGGGAGCATCAATATCACGAAACTCGCCAGGAGAAAGCGGCTCATCATCATTCCTAATACGGACCCCACGAGCTTTGAAACCCGCTGGAAGGTTGGATAAAGTACCCGCATCAATAAGCTGTCTAAGAATCGAAGTTGCTGCACGAGAAAGTCCACCTATCGTATGTAGTAAACCAAACCCATAGAAACCAAACCCGGGTAAAAACTTAAAGTGTGTAAAGAACTGACGACGGCGTTTCAAAGGATCCATCTCTCTGAAACTTCTAACAAGACTCAGGATCTCCCCAGAAGCCTCGTCAAGAGTGACGATATACGGGAGCTTAATTCCTGTATTCTCCCCATCAGGTCCCTTGTCCTCAAAACCTTCAAGGTCCAAGTCAACATGAATTTCATACACCGTGTAAACGTCGTCACCATAGTTTGGGCGTATCCCTGAAAGCTCGTTAGCACGTCCGTGAATAGTACTCTCATCGTCCGCTTCACTCTTTGCAGATATCTCAACATCTCTATATATCCCCGCAACCTGTAATTTGCGAACCTCGTTCTCCGTCATCCTCACAATGTGAGTTACACGTTCCGCTGTCCGAAGATCAGAAGCCGTGTACGGAACAATCAAGTCCTCCGCCGGAACAAACTTGGACACCGCACGTTGCTTCGTAGGATCAAAATAAACCTTCTTGAATGTAGAACCAGTCAGTGGCAGATAATACAACATCTGATCAGTGTCCTGATCAAACTCCTCCATGACCTCCATAATCTGATAGTTCATAAAATCTTTTA